CTTCATCAGTGAAGAAATCATCATAATCGTGAGAATCACGATCGTAAATGTAGTTTGTGTTGTTAGTGGTTTCCATAGTTGCGACCCTTACACCCTAGTGGCAATCTCAAAGTTAGCTATTTTTGCTCAGAGGTAATTGCGAAAACTGATAATTCCAGCAAGATTGCGAAAACTGATTATACAAAACCATCTCTAATTCATGTGCTTCACGTTCCCTTTCATCATCATCAAATAGACCACGGAGAGTTTGCGTTACATGCACCAACTCATGAAGAAGAGTGGTAACATAGTAGTCAAGATTGAGTTCATTATGAATAGAAATCATAAACTCATTCTCATCACTTTGCTCACACCATCCGAAGACATTATCATCAGTCAGATCGGTGTGATACACTTCCACGCCAACACCTTGGAGATCGTATTGCGTAGCAAACCAGTCATAAACTGCATTTGCTATTTGATACCTTTGTTTTTCGCCAGAAGTGAATAACATAATCAGTCCAGTTCCTGTTGTTGAAGATTCAGATGATCGCAGCAAGAATCATCATCTTGCAAATCAATCATTTCAGTATCAACGTGCTTGATGAGTTTGCCGAAGAGAAAATCAACAAACTCTCGGTTTTCTTTGGAAATCATTGTGTCGTGGTTGTGTCCTTACACCATAGTGGCAATCTCAAAGTTAGCTATTTTAATCGTCCTCAAGATTGTCGAGATGGTTGAACCAAGGAGAGAAAAGTGCAAGCATCGCCCAGGCAATGCAAGCACTTGTGAGAAGAAAAATAATCATCGTTTGTAAAGATAAGATCCGCTCCAGTCTGCATTTTTCATCATCCATTCACGATCTTTGATAAGGCAGAGATTGAATCTCTCGCCTTTCGCTGGTGCTTTCCACGATGCAGATTTCAGAACTGAACCAGTCTCCTTATCTACGAAACAATGGACCGATCTACTACCAGAAGAATCTTTCATAATAATCTTGTGGTATTTACGACCAGATTCGATAGTAAAATCTACACCACACTTTCCTGATTTGATGTCATCAATACATGCCTGATGATACTCTACTCTATCACCCTTTTTAATGAAACTCTTATGAACAGGGATTACTACATCAATGTAATTCTGACGTAGAGCATCGCAGAGCATCCAAGACCATTTGATTATATTGAGTTGGATGGTATTTTGTGCATCACGTTGAGCACAAAAATCAGAAAAATCTTTGTTGAGAGTAACAGTCATTTGGTTGTGTCCTTACATCTAAGTGGCAATCTCAAAGTTAGCTATTTTTATTCACCGATCATAGTCTGTCTGATAGTATGCGGAGACTACAATGTCCTCCCAATGAGTAGGAAGAACCGACAGGCGATGGTGAAGGTGATTTACACCAGAAACCTCATAATCACCAGACTTTACATCATCCAAAACGTTGTGGATTTGCTTGATTTCCTGTTGCGTTTTTGGTTTGCGAAGTGCTGCTTTATTGTAATGGGGTTTGCGATAAGTGCGAGACATAATTACAACGATGCAAAAGTGATTGTTTGAGTGTCTTTAAGGCGCACTCATTCCTTTCTTATTTAATCAGCAGGAACGGAAGTATTGACCTTCGTGCTCATCATAATCAAAACGCAGAGAAGATTCCCAGGTTGCTTCATAATCAACTGCAACCCACGAAGGAATTTCAGTTCCACTATTTTCCAGAAAGTTCTCTACGAACTCAGAAACTGTGCTGAAATAACCTTCATAACGATCCACGAATTGATTCAGATCAGATACATCATAGATGCTAATGAATGCATCAAGTGCATCAGCATCATACTCATCCAGGAGTTCAAAATACTCCTCAGCATACTCCAGATTCTCTACACCATAGGATTCAATAAATTCCAGAAGTTCACTCTTTTCACAGTTAAGATTTTGCAGAGTTTCTACAATGTTTGCCAGATCATCAGCATACTCAATGCCGAAGTAATCATAAATCTCCAGAACATATTCCAGAGGCAGTTCCTGTTCTTCCACAATGCTATCAATGATGATAACATCACACTCAGCAAGCACTTCTTTGTAGTTAGCAGTCAAGGTGACGGTCATTTGTAGTTTCCTTTGGAACGAATTTAGAATATCGGGGATAGGGAATGAAGTCTATGAAGTGTGCGCCACTTACTTGACCGACACACCCTTAGACATTGGAACTGTCACAGACTTAAGCACAATGTTCTCAAGAACTGCATATGCAATCTCTGCTACCAGTTCATAATCTTCTGTTTTGAGTTTGATAGCAACTGCCTCAGGAATGATTTCCATCATATAATCAATCCAACCCTCATCTGCATAGATGTAGTCAATAACCTCAGGAGTGAGAGCAATCGCCAGGTTTTGAATGGTTTTGTTAGAAAGAGACATCAGATTACGAATTCCTCCATGAAATAATCAACCGTGATTTCCATTTGTTCACAGAGTTCTTCTACAGAATCTCCAGTGAGTTCTTCATACCAATAGCAAAACATCAATTGTTCGTCAGTCATCAATAGTTAGAAACCGTAGTGAAAATGATACCAGTCTCGTTATATCGGAGATCCACATCACACTGATACTCTTCAGAGAGATCATATGCGAGATCGTATGCTTTTTCAAGATCAGTAGTCGTATTCTCCCAAGGAGCAGCGTGACACTTAACGTCGATTCTCATGGCAGGAGTTGCTTACACTACTGGAACACTTTCAAGGCCTCAGGGTTACTAATTTTTTCTTGATCCATTCACTCCCACAATTTTTGCGGTAGGATTGCGAGCGAGTGCTGTCTCGCGGGCAGATTTAGGGTCATTCGCATGAACTTCTTCCACGAAGATACGGCCACCACAAAATAGTTTAACTTCAAAAATCATTGCTGATTACTCCTTTACTACAATTAAAATGTGATCAAAACTCAACCCATTCAGTAGTAGGTTCACCATACGAATCTGCGAAAGAGGTATCAGTAACTCCAGACCCTGAATTAAAAGAATCGCAAACCATAGCGTCAAGAATATCCAGAAGTTCATCACCAGTGTTACCGGCACGAAGCATACCAAGCATCATGTCGCGAGTCATAATAAAGAAAACAAGTGTAAAGAATAGGTGGAGTCTTTAGGGCGCTGCCGTTCCCAAAGATTTACCAAGAGAATCCCCCATAAAGGGGATTGTGCCAGCGGTCAGACCGCACACCAGTAGGTATTCACCCGATTAGGAGTTTTCTCACCAATCTCTTTCATTTCAGCCATGATGTATTCATAACGGCGGGATTTTTCATAAGCTTGACGCCAAGCCTGAGTTTGAAAATAGCATTCTTCCAGAGTGGAAGGGTATGCAACCGTGGAGACAATCTTACCATCTTTGACCTGAGCCACTGCGTAGGGATACCGCACAGGGCAGAGAATGGTCTTAAGGGGAGCAGGGATGGTGGTAGCAGTCATGAGAGGAGTTGCTTACACTATTGGAACACTTTCAAGGCCTCAGAGTTACTATCATTCACCACGTTCCACGTTGGATGTGGATCTTGCGAATCTCCTGATAGATAAACTTTTTGAGTTTGTCGTCTGTGGTATTATCAAACGCATAATACAGACGATTTAGATACTCATTCTGTGTGGGGCATTTGACTACATCAGCAGCAGTCATTCCAAGTTCATTGAGTGTAGAACCTGCCTTAACTTTTGCCTTTCCAAAGTTACCAGTGATGTTACCTTGTGTGCGAAGTTTGGGTTTAATCTTGGAGAGGTTAGAGTAAGTCATCGTGCAACAATGTCAAGAGTTTCCAACAGCATCATAGAAAGTTCCATCTGGTTCTCATCATCAACTACAGGAATGTTTGCCTCTACAAACTCACTAATCAGTTGAGCAAAGAGTTCAGTTGTGCGCTCATCTGCGAATAAAGCAGTGGCAAGTTCATTCTTGAACCCATCACACAGAAGTTTGAGTGATTTTGTTACACTCAGTTCGTTAATTGTGCTTTCCATAATGCTAATCATTTAGCGTAAGTGTATCCAGCAGACCAATCTGCGTTCTCAAACAACCACTCACGATCTTTAATCAAACGCAAATCGTAGCGAACACCTTTGGCGGGAGATTTCCAACTGGAACTCTTATACAATTCTCCAGTGTTCTTATCAATGAAACAATGAACACTTCTACTATTTCCACTGCTAACCATAATAACTTTGTGATACTTTTTACCAGTTTCAATCACATAATCAATGTCAGAATGTCCATCACGGAGTTTCTGAATACACGCAATGTGATACTGTGCATTATCACCTTTCTCAACAAATCGTTTGTGCCCACGAATAGCATACTGAACATAATTGTGCTTCAGTGCTTCAATCAGTGCCAGAGTGTGCTTATACACATTCTCTGCGATAGTTTGTTGTGCTTGTGCTTGCATTGTGGTTGTGCTCATACTATAAGGACACTTTCAAGGCCTCAGGGTTACTATCACCAATCCTTTGCGATGGTAAAGTTCAACCTGCTAAAGTTCTGACGATCTACAATCTTGAGCATACCATAATCATTCACCATAACATACCCTTCGTGCTCACTTTGCTGACCATCAATCTCACACGAAACGCTGGAGTCAGTATCAATGAAGAAGAACAAATCCATCTTGATTGAGTACACAAGTTTCCACAATCTCAAAAGGTTGATGTCAACATCGAAGTTTTCTGCAATTTCATGCTCGCAGACCTCCTTACCCCCACGGATGTAGGAATTAATGATTTTTTTGAGTTCTGCTGCTTGTTTTACATTCACGAACTCACACAGAGTTGACATTTGACGGGCAAACTTGCAAACATCTTCGATGTCCTCACGATAAGGGCAGATAGATGCTTCAGGTTGCACCCATTTCACATCCAGAGTATCAACAAACTTCTTGCTGATAGGTTGTGCTACAGCATCACGAAGGTCACTCTCACAAGTGTACTCAGTGTGAGGTGCAATGATTACACTTTGCTCGATTACTTCAGGAAACTTGTAAGTGATCGTGTTGGGACGATAAGTATCATCACCGCCAAACCCAATAAAATCACCTTGATAGATACGATTTGTGCGAGGTAGACTATCAAAACAAGCGTGAAGAATAGTCGCAACCTTGCCCTCATGGTTTGCATCAATTTCTTCATGAGAATGATTGATCTTGATTTTTACTTTATTGAAGACACTTTTAGTGCCGACAAAGAACCTTCCGTTGACAGGATTGCGTCCCCACACAATAGCAGGGGCACCGTCGATCTTGACGGAGATAGTAGAATCAGCAACAAACCAATCCAGCACTGAAAGATCACCAGTAAGGATCGAATCTTCAGGATGTTCAATGTGAGTGTTTTTCATAGACGTGATTCTCACAATACTAGAACACTTTTAAGGCCTCAGAGTTACTTACATTGGAAGTTTACCCAAAGATGCACTTTTTTTATGATCAGCAATATACTTTCGTGCTGATGCTTCAGTTCTACAAAGTTTTTCAAGTTGCCGCCCTTTGTGAATAATGAGATACTGTTTGCCATAAGGAATTGCAGCGTATTCGCCATTCTTACCGACAATAAATCCTTCCATAGAGTTACACTTTCAAAAAAATCAGTGATCTTGTTGAGACAGGAGTATCATAGCACCCTTTCAGTAGAATTGCAAGAAAATACGGGTTTTCGTTCAGTGGTGGCCTTGAGTCTCAAACAAGACTCACTGCCGCTCCTAGCATCAAGCACAAAAAGGGGGGGCAGGGCCCCCCCAGAGTATAAAGTTATAGGATAAAATTAGCGACGAACCACACTCACTGCCGCTTCACCCTTTTCAAAAACAGTATCAACAACAGACTGCACAGAACGGGCAGTAGCAATACCAACCTGAGAATACACAGGAATACAAACCAGACCGAACGATTTGGTATATTGACTGAGGTTGCCAGGTTGGATGGCACCGTCACGCAACTTCTTAGCATCGTCGTGATGCAAACGGATGCAGCGTCCGATAGTCTGACTGATGCCAATGTAATCCATATTACGCATAAACAGAACTGCCTCAAGACCAGAGACGTTGATACCTTCGGCAAGAATACTGTGGTGCAGAACAACAAACTTCTTGCTATTGTTCTTGCCCCAGGCACTCAGAGTGTCGAAGAATACCTCACGATTGACTTTGCGACCGTCGATAACTGCACCCGTCTTGGCAGTAATATACATCCAAGAATAACCCCGTTGCTCTAGTTCGGAGCAGAAGTCAGTTTCAGACACCAGAGCAACAATCTGCTTGGTTGCCTTAGCACAAATCAGAATCTTGCCTACATTGTTCTCGTCAATCGTCTCCAGCAGATTCTCAGAATCGCGGTCGAAGTTGGTCTGCTTACCCTTCACCATCGGTAGTTGCTTGACGATAACTTTGGGAGGAACAATGTAACCACCTTTGACAAGTTCGGGAGCAGGAACTTTGCAGATGACTTGACCATAAACCTCAGACAAGTTCATCCCAGGTTTGCCTACAGTAACGCTATGCTTTGGCGTTGCAGTGAAGAAATAGCAGCGTCGTGCGTTAGCAGCAAAGTGCTCAGTTGCAGGGAAAAAGTGACGCTGAACGCTGTTATGTGCCTCATCGAAGTAGATAGTATCCACATCAATCTCTGCCACTTGCAGACGCGAAAGAGAGTGATAGGTGGTTACAATCAGGCGATGATTGCCAGCATTAGCATCAACCCAGTTGCGAATCTCACGAGGGCGAGTAGAAGATTCGTGGTGCGTTTCGCCACTGTGAACGTGGAAAACTTTTACGTTGGTGATGAACTCCAGAAACTCAGCAGAGAGTTGCTCAGCAAGCAGAATACGGGGAGCAACAACAACAATCGTCTGCGGAGTTTCAGACTGCAACTCGCGCAGAGCATCATAGATCATCTTCAGAGTTTTTCCTCCCCCAGTCGGAACAATCACCTGACCTTTGTTGTGCTTTTGCATAGCAGCAACAGCACGTTCTTGATGAGGACGAAGAAGAGGAATCATAAGCATTGTGTTGTATTACTGAGACAGTTTCAAGGCCTCAGAGTTAAAGTATCCAATTAAAATCAGTTTGCTTGGGATTTCAGGTATTCGAGATTGGAAATTATCATTTCCATTGCTCCACGACTGTAACCAGTTGCGTAAGGATAAGTGCGTTCGCAATTATCCTCAGTTGAATCTACATTATAGCACACATTCACAGCAGACTGAAGACCTTCAATTAGAGTCTCCAGAGTAGTTATAGGCACATTCACAGTTTTCATAGTATTATAGGCGATTGTAGAGGGGTCTGGTGAGGTTTTATCAGTCTCCGTAGATAAAACCAGTGAGAGGTTCGGAACCAAAAAGTTCAGTGTAAAGGTCGGTATTCAGTGCATCCTCACACATTTTCAGAAGTGCAATCTCACGTTGCTGAAACTCCATCTCTTTCTTTGCTTTCAGATAAGCATTGCGAGCATCATATAGTTTGCGTTGGATTTCGATGCGGTTCATTGTGAAGGTCGTGCTTACACTATTGGAACAGTTTCAAGGCCTCAGAGTTACTTACAGATAGGCAAATACTCCTTGAGACTGACGAATTCTTTGTTTAGCAAGTTCAGCATAATCAGGATTTAACTCAAATCCAATATATTTTTTACCAAAATTACTTGCAACTTCTCCAGTAGTTCCAGATCCCATGAATGGGTCAACAACAATACCACCATCAGGGCAACAAGTTCTGATTGGTTTCTCAATCAAATCCGGAGGATAAACTGCAAAATGAGCACCATTGTAAGTTGTGCTGGCAACATTCCAAACACTGAACTCTGGTCGCATTGGGCACTTTCCAGACTTGATCAGTTCTTGATAATCAAAGTCTTTCTCAATACCCATTTCTTCTCTCATGCGAGCATAATGTTTGTCTTGATTGGAGGATGAAATAGCAAATCCTTCTTTTTGAGAAGCGTTTGCATCTTTTCTTTTGTCGATGTTGTTCTTGGAGAACATTCTGCGAATTGAAATCTCAGACTGAGGAACCATCATTGGCTCCCGATTGAAATAATATTTCTTGACATCTTTTACAAACCAGAAGAACTTTTCATGATTAGACCAGAATCTATCCTTAGAAGAGATAGGTTGTGGATTAGGTTTATTCCAGATGATTTCATTGCGTAGATGCCATCCACGATCAGACATTGCAATCTCAAAACGACTAGGAACTTGCAGTAGTCGTTTCTTATCATAAGTATCTGCAATGTTGACCCAGCATGATCCTGTTGGTTTCAGAATGCGATAGACTTCATCAAATACTTTACACAGATTCTCCACATAATCATTCACACTATTCTCCGCACCGATTTGCCCTGCGTTTTGATAATCACGAAGGTTATAGTAAGGAGGAGAAGTTACGCACAAATCTACAGAGGAGTCAGAAAGATTTTGAAGATTAGTGATATTATCTCCAACATGAATAATATTAGTTTTCATCTCAGAGTTTGAGGGCATACTGTTCATAAGGGAAGAGTTCAAAGAATTGTTTAACAGTTACTTTACCTTCTTTAATAGTTCCATTATCAGTCAATTGCTTCACTTTGTCAACAGGAATCTCATAGAACTTCGGAGGTTCAGTGAAGCGAGCACGAAGATCACAAAAGACATAAGAATCAATACAGTTTAGTTTCTTTTGATAGTCGTTTTCATCGTAGTATCGACCTTTACCTGTAGCAGTAGAGGGAGAGAAATAAACATATCGAGTCTTGCAGATATTACGAACTTCAATAAGTTGATTGACACGTTCCTTTACAACAACATCATAAGGAAGTTGTTTTCCTACAATGCGTTCTCCGCCAAGAATATTAGCAACTGCAACTTCAGTTAGTGGCGAAGTTCCACTACCATTTACAGTATCAATAAAATCGTTAAGGGTAATGCCATAACCCTCAGCGATCTTCTCCGCATTGATGTTCCAAAGCATAATAATTTTTATTTGGTGTCTATACTAATGATACACTTTCAAGGCCTCAGAGTTGATTATTGCCAACTTTTCTTAAAGTTTTTGAGTTTAACTTTTTCTGGTGGTATTCCTTGTTTTTCAGATTCTGATTGTCTTACAAGAGACTCAAGTTTTCTTTCTCCTGCTCTAATAATTTTTTGTCTTTCTGCTCTTGACATACCAACCACAGGTCTTTTTGGTTGATCAGCAGGTCTTTTATCTTCTTCTTTTTTCTTTTTCTTGCGAAGGAGTTCAGATGCGGAAGTATCTTTTACTTCCCCTTTTTCTTTTGCCTTTCTCTCTAAGTATGCTTTACGTTGTGCTTCTTTTGGCGATAAAGCAGCAGAACCACGCTCTCGTTCTGGTTGCTGTTCCCTTTCAGATCGTGGTCTTTGTGCTCCAATGTCTTTTCTTGGTTTATATTCAGAAGGTTTTCTTTCCTCCCCTGGTTTTGCTTGTGCTAATCTGCGTCTTTCGGGTTTTGTTTTTTTACGTTCTTTACCTATGCGACCACCCTCACCTGTTCTTCGGATTTGCGAAGAACCCATTACATCTTTGTCGTAAACTTCTTCACAAACAGACACAAATTGCCGAAATGTTAGCATTGAAATTTCTAAACTCTTCTTGGTTTATTTAGTCTTCAGATTTGCTACGACCTTTAGAAACAAGACCTTCGGCAAAAAAATAAAGAACACGGTCACGCCTTGCTCTCAGCAATAGATCATACTCTTGTTGCTGTTGTCGAGTAAAAGTAAAATTTTGACGCTTCCAAGTATCTTTAAGTTCTTTGAGATGGGGCAAAACATTTACAGTGTCAGTCATTTGTTTGTTTGTTTAATTGCTAATGTAGTATGCGACGCTTAAGTATCACTACTTATTTTCGATAAGGACTTCTCCAATAGGAGCGAAATACCGTAACAAGAATAAGAAGAGTTGAGGTAACACCAATCAAACCCAGAAGGGTTACAGCATCACCAGAAAAAGTGTATTGTTCAGGAGTCATGATCAGTAGTCGTAGTTGGAGTTAAGATAGTTTTCCAGAGAGAACTTTTCATCGTTCTCTTCATTGTCTAAGAGACTTTCATTCATTTCTTCAACGAAATCAAAGTAAGAAAACTCTTCAATTTGAATGTCGTCGTAGTGATCCATTTTGTGATGGGCGCTTACATAATTAGAACACTTTCAAGGCCTCAGAGTAAGTATCAGTGACGACGTAATTTCTTACAATTTTTGGATACTCATTAAACCCACCCACCAGTTCCTTGCGGTTTTATCGGACCAGTTGTTTTTGGTTTTGATATTGGTTTAGCAAGATTTGTTCCAAGTGGTTTTGCTGAAAATTTTTGCCCTCTTGGTGGCAATGTTGAACTTGAACTTGGCGTTGTTCCTGGCATCCTATCTCTGGTTCCAGATCCAACACCTCTTATTGGTCCTTGATAGTTTGGATCATCAGCCACTCTTTCTTTTCTTTCATTTGGTGTATTTCTTCCTGCTTCAACTCTACCTTTATACGTTGCTTGATTTAATGGTGTAGTCGGAACTCCAGCACGACTGCCAATTGGTTTTGGCATATCACTTGTATTCCTTCTTCTTAGTGAATCAAGTGTTGTTGCGCTGGTTGGTCGTTCAGAAGGAACACTGGGTTTTCCTGCCCGACGAAATGCTTGTGATAAAGATAATTCTTCTTTAAACTGCTTAAATGTTTTCTTTTTTCGTTCTTTCTTCTGACGCATTAAGTCTTCGTAATCTATATTTGTGCGAATTTTTCTAGCACGTTCAATAGATTCTGGATCATCATTCAATGCCAAGGAAAATGCTTTTTCTAACTTTTTTGCATTTTTTTTACTGATCATCTTTTTAAATATTTTTTAAATATTTATTTAATAACAATATTATTACTTATTACTAATACATTTAATTGAATTTATACTTGATGGGAAATGATGGGTTCTTAACACCCCATAAACAATAAAACAATTTGTGATTAAGTAAGTAGCAAAAATAAAAGTTCGGATAAGAGCAATCCTATCCGATTCCTTGTCACATTTACTTGCTTTTTCTCCGATTGCCTTTGCCCACCAGCGCCAGGCGGTTTTTCTTTTCATTTGTAAAATGTGTAAGGTTTATTTGACTCAAAATGCAAATGAGATCCGGATGACCATATACCAGTTGATCCACATTCTCCAATAATTGCGCCTACGTTATACATCCCATTTCCTGTTACTTTGGAGAGATGTGAATAAGAAGTAATCAAACCATTTTCGCCAATTAATACCACAACATTTCCCATTTTGTAATCATAATGAGTATTTGCTTTTCCCGAATGAGCAGCAACGATTGGGGATCCCGTAAGGCAAGCAATATCAATTGCAGGATGTTTCTGACTCCACGGTTGAGTGACAGGACCTATTATTGGCAAAAGTAAGTGAATCATGAACTGATTGTCTTGATTTTATATATTTGAGTTGATTCCACTGATTCCTATAACACAAAACAAGAATATGATAATTTTGATGAAAAGGAAATCCTTCACTTTTTGGTCGAACAGAAACTTCAATCGTGATGTATTTTTTACTTTTAAAATAAACCCACCCTTCCAAATCTTGATTCCACTTCACATAATCATTGATTTGTGGTTCGTATGCCATTTAAATACTTGAATAATGGAATAAGTTTGATGAGGGATTTATAATTTGAGTTATTGCACTCTAACAATACGGATATTATTGGGATTATATCCAGAGTTAATTATACTTTTCCATTTTTCTGAAGTTTTTTCTTGATTCATAGGATCAGACTGTGGATCAATATCAATCCATCCAGACGTTGTTTCTTCTTCAATTCGATAAAGTTTTTCCATTTTACTCAACAATCATATTCTTTTGAAATTGTTAACATGTTAATCATTCTTTGAAGTTCTAAAATTTCTTTTTGTTGCTGTATGATTTTATCTTGTAATTGCGATATTCTTGCTTGATATTGTTGTTTTAGATCGGATTCTATTTTATTGTCGGGGGAAATGTTATGAGTCATGATTCAAGTTGTGAAACTTTCGACAATGCGGGATTTTTCATCATTCAAAAGTGCAAAGCGTTGTGCTTTTACAATATTTTCTCGAAGTTTACTGTAATATTCGACCCAAGTTTCATTATCCCATTCAACCACAATATCGAAACATTCTTCATCGTTTTCTGCGATTACGTTTAGCAATCCACCATATTGTGATTGAAATTGTGGAACAAAATAATCCAGGATGTATAGAAACTTCATTGTATTGTGTAAATTACCTCTTAAGTTTAATGCGAAATAGTTAAGATGTCAATAAAATTCAGACAAATAATAGTCTATTGGCACTTTATATTTTTTTGCTTCTTGTTCAATTTGCTCCCAAAACTCCCTTGCCACTTTTTCTCTTTCTGCCTTTTCGATAAATTCTTTAAGTTTTTTAGAAATCATTTGTTACCTCCAAATCCACCCAAATCAGGTCGTTCATCTTTCCAGTTTCTAAAATAGAGAAAAACAAAAATACTAGAAAACAAAAATAAAAAGGTAAAAAAGAATAACTGAATCATTTTTTATTGCTTACATAACTAAGACACTTTTAAGGCCTCACCGTTTAATATTAACCACCCCTTTCCCTCAGACTTCTAACAAAATATTCAGAAAATTTTTCCATTTTTTCGGGAGAAACTGATTGTGGAAGATAATTGATTGCTTCCTTGAGCGCAATCATTTCTTTATATTCATCATCAGTGAGTACAATTTCTTTCTTCGAATAGGTCATAGTTTTAAGTAATTTGTGTTGATATCACAACATTATCTAGTTAATTTGTAGCATTTTTTAATATTATTTTAATACTCTTGTAACAATTTTTAACTGTTAAACATGCTATCAAAAAAACCATTACTTCCAGGTTTTCTATTATCAAGCATATCCATAATTTCCTCAAACTTTTTACATTGTTCCATATCCAATAAAAGTTTTGAAAGTTGTTGAATTATAATTGGTTTTTCATTAACAGACGCAAACTTTATAGCAGCACGAAGATGTGACTCAGCTTCTAAAAGATGATCCAGCGTTTGTTTACTTAACATTTTCTTTCCTCATAGTGTAAGTTTTATTACTTATTTTTTACTTGGGTAGTTTATCACACAAATTACAATAAAAACTAAAACCTTCCTTAAAATACTTAACTTTTTGAAAATTATTTAAATCAAGTGGTTTAATTTCTTTACATTTGCTGCACTTTCTTTTGATGTTCTTTTCTTGCTCTTTTAAGTTCTTTGAGTTCTTGTTTAATATTTTTGTAAGCGGTATCCGCATCAATTCTTCCCCCCATTTCCATCGCACAAATAATATCAACTCTAGTTCCAAAATGTGCTAGTGCTTGTTCAAAATTGTCAAGTTCATACATTGTCGTTGCTCCATCTTTCTGTCACCAAAATATCTATACGAGAATCCACAGCTTTAATACTATTCTCTAATTCATAAAGATTATTAGTCGTTTCTATATTTTCTTCTTCTAGTCTTTTTAGGTCTAAAAGAAGAGCATTATACCTTTCTTCAAGAATTTCAAGTTTTTTGAAAAGTTGTTTACATGAAAAGTCATATGAAGGTTTCAACTTATTAACCCATTTTAGAATATTCATTTGATTGCGCGTTTATTTTTTCAGTAAATACAATTCCATCAAGATGATCTATCTCATGAAGAATACATCTTGCAGTTAATCCTTCATGAGTTTCCAGCATTGGGTATCCAGAAAGATTCCTATATTTTATTGTTATTTTTTGTGGTCTTGGAATATCATAAAATTGATTTGGAAAAGATAGGCATCCTTCATTATCTTTGATAACATCTTCAGACTGAAATACAATTTCAGGATTCACCATTACTTTTGGTTCATTATTTACTGTAACTACAATTATTCTTTTTAGAACCCCAACTTGATTTCCAGATATTCCAATTCCATTATTCGCAAGCATAGTTTTAACCATGCTGGCTGCAATATTACGAAGAGTATCGTCTATCCTATCAACTCTCTTTGCTTTCTTTTTGAGATTCTTGTCCCCGTTCTGAAGTATTTGAAACATGAGTCTGGTGTAGTTGTTTTATATATTCCAATACAGATGGTGTTTCTTCCCATTCCCAAATAGTTCCATCTTTTTGCTTATAAGTTCTTGTAGTCATACTTTCTCAAAACAAACACTATTAAATTTACCACTAATTCCAAACAATGTCAATTTTGTATGCAACGAATGTATTTCAATTTTTTCGACATAATACTTTTGTTGCTCTACCAATATCCCTCTTGGATCATCATTTCCTCCCCATCTTACTTGCTCATCACTACATCCAACATAAACAATACAATCTCCTTTTTTAAAGTTTTCCATCTACAACAGAAGAATATGTTTTTTCCACTTCGTTTAGACGATTTTCTTGCTTCAATTTTAAATAATATCTTGTGGATACAATACAACTTTCCTCAGTTAGGGAAGTAATAATCAATTTACCATTTTTATCGTAAGAATCCCATGTTCCCCATTTTTTTTCTTCTATAAAAAAAGCATCATCAATCAGTTTTTTATCCATAATTAATTAATTACCTCTTTTACGTTTTTTGGGTTTAGCAGTGTCTTCTGAAATATTATGACTAGTAGTTTTTTCTTTGCTTAGATTTGAACTTTTTTTGTTGTTTGATTTTGTCTTTGATTCTTCGCTCTTACAATTTTCTTTGCTGAAATTAGTAGTATTTTTGCCACGAAAATTAATTTTAACAGTTCTTTTATCTAATTTATGTCTTTGTAGATATTTGTCAAGGTGTTCCTGGCATTCAAACCAACAAACTGTGATATTTTTCTTTTCGCCAAATTCAAGTCTATATTCAAATTTTTCATATGGAAATAATTCTGTAGAAATCATCATTGTTTTACAAAAAATTTATTTTTAAAAGTGTATTTTAACTATCACAAGTATTTTTTCTTTTCGGAATCAAATTTTGCAAATGTTAAATTTTTCATACCAAGACACATTCTAATAGTTTCATGCTCTCTATATTCTCTAGGTGTTCCTCTATACAAATACCTTCGCTGAAAAGCACAACACCAAATATTATAGTATATTTTTGATTTTTTTTCTGAGTCAGAAAGCATAATTAAAAATTTTTCTTAATTTTAGTTTTTATTTTATTATTAAAATAATCCTTGAATAAAATTTCTATCTGGTTCTAAATTATTTCGGTTCCTTAGTATATCACCATTAAGACCATCCATCAACCAAATACTTCTGCCATCATTCCATGCAGTTTGCAATCCTTTCACATTGCTAGTTAATGCTGATGCATGATCTGTATCAAATACTTGTGGTCCTTTAAATCCTTTTATTTTTTTAACTCCCCCCGCTCTAGGGGAATTGCTTGGAGCGATCCAATCCGCATTAACTTTAGTCAACCAAGATTGATCTTGATAGACTCCAACAGCATAAGAAGCACCTACTGGTTTATCAGTAAATTTCTTTACCCATTGAATAACTTTTCTTTGAAACCAAGGAATACTATTCTTGTTCAGTTCATTTCCAACCTCATAGATTACATTGCCATAGGGTTCAAGAGTTTTTACTACTTCTTTTACATGAGCACGTTGATACTTATTCCACGGTCCTTTTGTATGCACTTGAGATGGATTACTTGGTCCTAAACCATTTAAAGGATGATTTTCCCATCCCCCATCAAAATAAGCATTGAATGCATTATCAAATAAAACTACTCCAGTTACAATATCTTTTCGTTCAGCACGTTTTACTACTTTTTCTAATCGGTCATAAAACCTTTGATTAAGTGCTCCTGTTTTTTGCCACGGAACTACATCTACATTTGCTAGTCCAGTAATGTTGCTTCCATAGAACCTATTATCCAATCGCATACCTTTAGTTTCCACCGTCCATAATCGGGTGAAATTACCAGTGAGGTCATCTAATGATACTTTCTTGCGATTAAATGCTTGAACTGTATTCCAAGTATGACTGCCTGCTAATTGTGTTTTTACGCCATCAACATAGAATTGATCCTTTTTAATTGTTACAGTCATCTTTTTATCCTCTCATAATCCTGCAAAATTCCGTATTTAAAATGTAACCGTAAGGTGGGACAATCTTTCCACTCACCTTCCCATCGTTCTGGATATACCTCAATATACTTGGTGATTGGGCAAACCTTATACTTGCCCCGTTGACCTGTAGGTATCCACTCAAAGTTAAGAAACAAATGCTTCTTATCATATCTTGGGTCATCTTCAGGGATAACCTCAAAGGTATTAGTTCCAACATAATCAGGATACCACAAAACACCATTGGGGTCTAACCAATAGTGAGTCATTGTGCCCCCATAACCTTCTTCGATGGTTTTTGTTTGGCAAGTAGTATTAGTGAATTGTTCTCCCAAATCATAAGAAGAACGGAAATAGTCGAACATTCCGATTGGTCATTCCTCCTCAGTCACAACACGACTCCAGTTTCTACCACATAAATCAAAAGACCAAGAAAACTTCCATAATACAATTAGAATACTCAGTAACCTACCATAACCTATACTCAACTGAAAGTATGGAGAACTTGGGTCATCTTCAGTATAATCTACCCATACTTGAAGAAAGGAATACTTCTTGAACTTCAGCACACTTGCTGATAGTTCATAGTATCCCTCTTTTTCATCATCTTTGATTTCTA